ATTTGGGTTACAGAGATGACACGGCGGTCTGGTTTTATCAGGTGGTCAGGGGCGAGATCAGGGTTATGGATTACTACGCAGTCTCAGGCGCAAGTATTGAGGAAATTGCTCAGGTGGTCATTGACAAGGGCTACCGCTACACCAAGCACTATTTGCCCCATGACGCACGGGCCAAGACGCTGGCATCAGGCGGTAAGTCGATTGTTGAGCAACTGGCAGCGCACTTGGGCGGCATGGCGAAACTGGCAATCGTGCCTGAAATTGGGGTACAAGACGGCATTCAGGCAGTGCGGATGATCTTGCCCTACTGTTATTTTGACCCTAGCTGCGATGAGGGGCTGGAAGCACTCAGACAGTACCAAAGGGAATATGATGAGGATAAGAAGGCTTTTAGGCAAAATCCTCGCCATGACTGGTGCTCACACCCTGCTGATGCGTTTAGAATGTTAGCAGTGGCATATCGACAAGAGAACAAAGACCAAGCGCCACCTAAAGGCAAAACCCTGCAAACCATTACTCTCGATGAGATGTGGGACTTTGAGAACACTCACAAACAGGAGCGAATATGAGCCAGCCAGTAGCAGAAGTCGGTGCATACAAAAACATGACCGCAACAGGCGATGTAACCACAGGCCCATGCCAGCTTCTTGGGTTTTACGTCAACAGCACCACAGTAGGCACAGTAGTGCTTAAAGATGGCGGCTCAAGCGGCACAGTCATTTGTGGCACGATCACACCGGCCGTAGGTTTTCACCGATTCCCAGCAAATGTAGGCACAAGCCTGCATTTCACTGAGGGCGGCACATTGGATATAACCTTCTTCTTTGCCGCTGGCTTCTGATGGCTTACGAAGACACAGGCGCTTACAAGGGCGAAAACCCTGGCCCGTATTGGCACGACCAGATAGCAAACGCTGAAAAGGTCTTTGACAAGTGGGACAGGCGAGGCCATAAGATTATCAAGCGCTACCGCGATGAGCGCGATGCGGTAGAGATGCCAAGGATGAAGTTCAACATCCTTTGGTCAAACATTCAAGTGCTGATGCCTTCCTTGTACGGACGGCAAGCAAAACCCGAAGTTTCACGCCGATACATGGATCAAGACCCTGTGGGGCGCTTGGCCTCAACCATGCTAGAGCGCGTGATTGAATATGAAACAACCCAATTCAATGACTTTGACAGCGCAATGGTCAACGCTGTGCAAGACCGGCTGTTGCCAGGTCGAGGCACAGTCTGGATTCGTTACGAGCCTGTAATCGTAGGCCAGCCAGCGCCCGAAGTCGAAGTCGAGCTTGGGGAAGCTGAAGAACCGCAAGTCTCCAATGTCCAAGAGTCGGGCGAGTCGATTGACGCTGCCCACAGCCCTGTGGATTACGTCTATTGGAGCGATTTTCTGCACAGCCCAGCCCGTACATGGGATGAAGTCTGGTGGGTAGCCCGTGCCGTCTACATGACCCGCGATGAGGGTGTTGAGCGCTTTGGCGATGTGTTTAAGAATGTCGGCCTGACTGACCAGAACACAGATGATGATGGCAAGAATCAGCAGACAGTCAAGACCACATTTGAGAAAAAGGCCAAGGTTTTTGAGATATGGAACAAGCGCACTTTCAAGGTGTGCTGGGTTGCCAAGGGCTATCCCCAGTCGCTTGATGAGCGTGATGACCCGCTAGAGCTAGAAGGCTTCTTCCCTTGTCCTAAGCCCCTGATTGCTACGACCACCACGGGGACAATGATCCCTGTTCCTGACTACTGCGAATACGAAGACCAAGCGCAAGAGCTGGACAACCTGACACAGCGCATCTATATGCTGACCAAAGCCTGCAAGGTGGTCGGTGTGTTTAACGCTGAGTTTAAGGAGCTGGGTCGCCTGTTTACTGAGGGCATCGACAACAAGATGTTCCCTGTGACAAGCTGGGCAGCGATGAGCGAAAAGGGTGGGCTAAAGGGTGCTATCGACATGATGGACACCTCGCAGATCATCATCACGCTGCGCGAGTTGTATGCGGCGCGTGAGGCGGTCAAGCAGAGCATCTACGAAATCATGGGCATTTCGGACATTCTGCGAGGCGCATCTAAGGCACAAGAAACTTTGGGGGCACAGCAGCTTAAAGCTAACTTTGGCTCACTGCGATTGAGAAGCAGCCAGGGCGAAGTGGCTCGGTTTGCCAGCGACATCTTTAAGCTCAAAGCGCAAGTTATCTGTAAGTTTTACCCGCCTGAATTGATTGTTGAGATGTCGGGCGTGATGAATACGCCAGATGGTCAAGACCCGCAAATGCTGCAAGCTGCGATCCAGATGCTGTCAAACAGCACGATCCGCGACTTCCACATTGCAGTCGAGGCTGACAGCTTGGCTCAGATTGACGAACAGGCAGAGAAACAAGGCGCACAAGAGGCAATCCAAGCCATTGGCATGTTCTTGCGTGAGGCAATCCCGATGATTGGCGCAGCACCAGAAACGCTTCCAATGGCGTCAGAAATGCTGCTGTTTTTAGTGCGCCGGTTTAGAGCTGGCAGGGGGCTGGAATCTGCTGTTGAACGGGCTATGAAAGCGCTGCAAGACAAGGCAGATCAGGCCAAGCAGCAACCACCAGCGCCTGATCCAGAACAAATGAAGATGCAAGCCTTGGGTCAGTCTGAGCAAATGAAAATGCAAGCGCAAGCGCAATCAGACCAGATGAAAATGCAAGCAGAGATGCAAATGGCGCAAGCCCGTGCTGAGTTTGACATGCAGATGCAGCAGGCTAAGACACAGGCAGACATGCAAATAGCGCAAATGAAGGCTGAATTTGAGACTGTTAAGCAGCAAAACGAAATGCAAATCAAGGCCAGAGAGATGGCCGGTAAGGAAGAATATGAACGATGGAAAGCAGAGCTGGATGCAGCGACTAAAATTATGGTTGCGCGAATTGGCAGTAACCCTGGGGTTGATCTTCCGGTCGTTGAAGCAGCGGCTGCTCAAATAACCAACGAGCTAGGCGGCACGATTGTGCAGGCAATGGACAAGATTGCCATGATGCACGACCAGATGGCGAATCTCCACGGCGAGTCAATGCAAAACATTGGCAATGCCATGCAAAGGCTTAACGCACCGAAGAAGGTAGTGCGGGGCGCTGACGGCATGGTGATCGGGGTAGAGACAGCATGAGCTTAGCCCTTGCTGATCGGGTAAGGCAAACAACCACCTCAACCGGCACGGGGACAATAACCCTTGATGGCTCGGTTGAGGGGTTTCAGTCGTTTGCGGTGATTGGCAACAACAACACCACCTATTACACAATTGCTGGCGGCGCACAGTGGGAAGTGGGGATTGGGACTTATTACGGCGGGACGCTAGCGCGAACCACTGTAATTTCCTCATCCACAGGCGCAAAACTTGACCTTGCGGCTGGCACAAAAGATGTGTTTGTTACGCTGCCATCAAGTGTGGCAGTCACCAGCGGCACAGATGTCACTTTTACGAAGGTCACATCTCCAACAGTACAGGCCACCAATTCAGGCGGTTTGGCGTTAAAAAACTCTGCTGGCACGACCCAGATGAGCATGGGCGCAGGGGGTGGTGACAACATCTCCCTGAATGTATCAACTAACCTTAACGGCGCAAATGCTCAAATAGACATCAGTCCTACGGGGACGGGCCATGTTCACATGAAGCCCAGCGGCACGGGGTCGATTGAAATAGCTCCAATCAACGCTGGTACTTTGGACAATCTGGTCATTGGCGGCATAACGCCTAGAGCTGTGACTGCGACATCACTGACCACCACAACTGGCACAATTTCCACTGCGCCAAGCAACGGCACGGACATTGTGAACAAGACCTATGCGGATGGCCTGACTGCTAAATGGGGTGATTGATGTTTGGCTTTGCGGCATTTGCGGAGCTGCCATTTGCCACTACGGGCGTAGGTGCAGCCCCAGCGCCTGTTGAAGCTCCATTAGGCGGTCACTTTGGTTTTGACGAAAAGAAGCGTGATGCACAGTGGGCAAAAGACCGCAAGTTAGAGGCGCAGCGTAAGCTAAAACTCAGAGAAGCGCTGTTTGGCCTGCCGCCAGAAGTGCGGGAAGAAATCACATCCTCACCCGAACAAACGATAAATGTTGCGTTAAGTAAACAAGTTAACTATGATGCGCTGATGCAACGGGTCAAAGACCTAGAAGCTAGGGTCAGGCGCAAGCAAGACGATGACGATATTGCAATGATTTTGGAGATGTTATGAAACGCACATGGGTCTACCCCGTTGACGGCAGCGAACCTTACGAGGCAACGGCAGGCGCATACAGAGGCGAGACAATTACCACTGTAATGGGCGACATTGAGCCGTTTAGGTCACCTGATGGGGTCATGATTACAGGGCGCAAGCAGTGGCGGGAACATTTAAAGGCCACAGACAGCATCGAAATGGGGCATTCTGATGTAAAGTATGCTCAACAAGAGTGGAACAGGAAAAAGGAAGTTCAGCGGGAACGGCTGAAGGGTCAGGTCGCCACAGTGCAAGAGTTTGACCGGCCAGGCTTACCGATTGCCCCAATGCGTATGAGTGGGCTGAATGTGGAGATGGCAAACCGCCTGCACAACAGGCCAATGCCAGAGCGCAAAGAGATGATTAAGATGACTTTGGAACAAATGAAAAGGATGAAGTGATGGAAAATGAAGTTGTCGCACCCGACACAACAGAAGCACCAGCACCAGAAGCGCCAGCGGTAGAAGTCAAGGCTGAACCCAGCCGTGCCGATACGATCCGCGAGGCAATGAAGCAGACGGAGGACAAACCGCCCCGTTTGGCAAGAGCGCCCAAAGAGGCAAAAGCACCGGCCACAGAGCCTAAATTCCCAACTGAGAAGACCGAAGCCCCAAAAATGGCAGAAATGCCAAAGTCGTTGCGGCGCGAGTTAAAAGAGCATTGGGAAAAAGCCCCAAGCGAGTT